GTACGGCAGTACAAAGGGTACAGAGGGTTAGATAGACAAGGAATCCATACTTACTATGTTTACTTCGATACTCCGACACCTCGAAACAAAGACGGTATAACGGTAACATTGGAAGCACTTGGTCTAGAACCAACTAAAATGCGTGTTACTAGTGGATCGTACGGATATATAATCTCATTTAAAGTGAAAGAGGAGGGCAAGTAAGATGATTAACAGAGAAAAAATTGCAGTTGCCGCAAAATTACTAGAGCTAGTTGTGAACCACAAAGATACGCAAAGCGTGGAAGGTCACATAGAAATGTTCGAAAATTGCAGAGAGCAAGGTTACAGAATCTGCTTACACACATTTGGTGGAGATAAGGTAAAAACAATCGCATTCAGTGAGCACCGTAGTAGCGATGATATTGTAGTGTACCACAGTATGGATCATGAGGAGTACGCATTCGGATACTCTGAAAAGTTTTGGGAGAGTTCGAAGCACTTCAGATACAACGACTACGAGGGAGCTACTGAATACATTCTAGACTTACTTAACTACAGAGCAGGAGCAGAGGACTAATATGGGTGACTTAGCAGATGACGCAGTAGAGTGGGCAATGAGAGATTACTATGATTTTAGAGAAGCGAGGAAGGAGGAAGTGTATGCTTGGAAAGACCGAGCTACACACCTCCTCTCTACTAAAGACGATGGACAAGTAGTAGAGGAAGTTGAGAAAGTATTAAAGCGTGGTTCGTACAACAAAGAATATCTAGACCAGCAGTTATCAATGATAGCTTACTATATGATGTATAGAAGATTAACAGAAAAACAGAAGTGGGCAATGTGTTTGTTCGCTACAGAGTATGAATAAAAAAGTTGTTGACTTAAAGACAACATCATGGTAAATTAGGTACATAAGATAATTACTAACATATCAGGAGGAATTAGAAATGGATAAATTCGGGAACCGCATGAAAGGTTATGAAAATGCTTATAGAATAAAGTTACCACAGAGAATGCCAGTAATCGTGCGTATTGATGGTAAGGCGTTCCACACTTATACAAAAGGTATGAACCGACCATTCGATTCAACACTAGCATACGCAATGTGGGAAACTTGTAAATACTTAGTGAAGAACGTTATGGGTTGTAAACTAGCATACACACAGTCTGACGAAATTAGTCTACTAATCACAAACTATGAAAAGCTAACAACTCAATCATGGTTCGATAATAACCTACAGAAGATCGTTTCAGTGGCCGCATCGCTCGCTACAGCGAAGTTTAACGAGGTTATGAGGGAAACATACCCTGAGAAGGAACTAGCTCTATTTGACGCTAGAGCGTGGGTCTTACCACAAGATGAGGTAAACAACTACTTCTTATGGAGACAACAGGACGCTACAAAGAATAGTATCTCAATGGTAGCACAAGCAAACTTCCCACACAAATCTCTGCAAGGTCTAAATGGAAGACAGTTACAGGATAAGTTAATGCTAGAAAGAGATGTTAACTGGAATGACTTACCTGTATGGCAGAAACGTGGAGTATGTATCGTAAAAGAAATCTACACAAAGAACGGAGCATTACGATCCCGTTGTGCAGTAGATGAGAGCACGCCAGTATTCTCACAAGATACGGATTATATTAATGGGTTAGTATACCCAACTAAGGAGGAGAAGTAAGATGGAAAAAGATACAATTTACGCATTTGTATTCACATTAAAAGGTGACGTAGTAGGAACGAAGTCTTGGTTCTATGACAGTGAGAAGGAAGCAGCGTTATCGGCTAAATCGGCAATGTCTACATACAAAGCAGATGAGGTATCTATCCATCGCTTTGACGAGGGAACAGGGGAGTTCTTAAAGAATAGTGTTGTTCGCCAACGAAACGATATCAAATGGAAAGAGGTATATAACGCTCAGAATATGTTCGGTAAGGCATTTCACTACTGCCAAGAGGTTGCTGAAAACGTAGGGTATAAGTATCTCTTATTCAACGGAGTAGTTTACAGTGTCAACGGGACACTCAATCAAGGACTTTGTGAAGAGAAAGATTTAATCGTCTAAGGAGGGACAAGCTATGAATCTATACCGACAAATTACTGCCCAAGAGTTACGAGATGAGATTTCCGTAATGTATAGTCACGCCTTGATACGAGACGAGAAAGACCAAGAGGAGGTACTGCACGCTATTAAAATGATGAGTCGTAGGGAAGCGAAGCAAGCGATCCGAAAGTACTTCAAAGGTGATGTCGGATGTGCTGTCTTCTATAACAGAATTAAGAAGCTTTACTTCGCTCTAGAATGGGTTCAATCAGGTACCCCAGTTTACACAGATTTAATGAGGGAGGATGATTAAAATGGGTTGGAGAAAGAAATTAGGTACAGGTGTTATAGTGGACGAGCAGGTGGACGAGTACTTAAAGGGTAACGGTTTCTACGAATCAACGTTAAATCCTCGATTCCTGAATGACTGGTCGTTTGTAGACCACATTAAGGAACACGGAGCACCTTGCTTACGACTAGATACTACGGATCGTGACCGTGGTAATCCTGAATACACTCTACGTGTATTCGTAGCAGCCAATGAGCTATATATGGAAGTACAAACAAGTTGGGGTAGCCTTGACAGGTCGTATCATGTTCATGCACAATATGGTATTACGATGGATAATATTGACGAGCTTATGGACGAATTAATTGATTACTAGGAGGAGATAACATGCACAAGAGTAAACTGAATATCTCGGACACATTGCGATCCGAGATTAAACAACAAGAAACTACAACACGAAAACTAGCGTCTGACGTTGGGTTACACCAACCACAGATCAGTAAGGTACTAACAGGTACCAACTACCAAATTGATACGCTCATCAAAGTGCTAGACGGGTTAGGACTAGAGATACAATTAACTAAGAAGGGTGGAGAATAAAATGAAGAAGAAACTAATTGCAGGTTTGATGTCTATTATGGCAGTGATAGGTTTAGCAGGTTGTAGTACAGAAGCAGATGTAGTTTCAGAAAATTTATCTAAGTCAGCAGATTCGTTTGAGGTTCAACGAAGAGTAGTGTTCTTCAATGGTATAACGGATAAGTACCTTTTAAGTATTGAGGGACTATGCGCTTTAGATGCTGGTGACGGGAAAAAGATAACTGTAACTTGTAAGACTGGTGATGGTAAGTATAAGAAGCACTACCTTGGATTAAGTGACAATGTAAGTTACTTTATCGAACAAACAGACGCTAAGTACGAAGATGCGTACCATTACAAAGTACTGTTTAGACCTGAAGAGATTATTCCTGATATCAAGTTACAGACAAGCAACAAATAAACTACTTTTATAAGAAGGAGGAATTAGGATGAGTGGAGGAAGTTTCAATTACTTATGTTATAAACAAATACATGAACTGTTTGACGAGGAGAATTTAGTAGAGTTAGAGAATATGGCAACTAGTCTGATTGAGTTAGGTCATAAAGATGCGGCCCGAGAATTACTAAACATGAAATATACGATCGAGCAGTCTTTAGTACGTGTAGAGACTATGAAAGGTAGATTACATGATGTTATGCACGCAGTCGAGTGGCATGTTAGTGGAGATAGAAGTAAGGAAGCAGTCGCAGAAGCCGTAAAACAGTATAGAGGTGAATAAGATGGATTACACAAATAACTTCAGTAAATTGGTTAGGCACATCGAGAAAAAGTTGATGGATGGTTATGAGTCCATTGATATCTACGAAGAGTTAGAGAAAGAAGGAGACTGGGCACCCGATAGTCTCCACGATGCTTACTATATCGCTAAGAAAAATTTAGAGTAGATTTATGAATTTAAATAGTTACAGATGATACTTTATATTGTATAATAGAGGAGGAATACAAGTTAGAGAGGGGTTACAGTATGAATCCATTCGAGAATGGAGATTTAATTAAGATTTCAGCAAGTGATTTAACGTACCGTAAGCAGGGAGTTCTCTACGTAGAGAAACGTCCCTACTACATAGTAGAACTGATTAAGGAGCCTGACACGGCGCTGTATGCAGTTGTATACGCAGTAGAGCCAGGTACAGAGAAGAAGCCGAAGAAACGAGCTACACCTATCATCAACAACGCAAACCGATTCAGTGGAGAGACGAGACTGGGACAGATTGCAAACATGATGTTCCCAGTGAAGAAGACGACTGGATGGAAGGAGAATCCACCACTATTCGTATCACCTGTACTTAGCGGCCGAGTGGCTACACTAACAGGAGTGAACGAAGACGGGTTCTTCGAACGTACACCTGATAGATGGACTTCCGTTGCAGGTACAAAGAAGTTAGAGCATGGTAAACCGACAGGAGTATTCATTGGATTATCGACAATTGAGTGGGATACAATCACACATATCCCTGTAGACTCACTTGTACAAGCTATGATCCGTAACAAGCAAACGAGTGACTTCTTCGATTTATCTTGATAGTTTACTAGGAGGGAAAGTTATGAACAGAGCAGAGCAATTAGCATTAGAGATTGAACGTAAGCAAAGGGAGTTAGCAAAACTACTGAAGGAAGAGGAAGATAGAAAGAAACCGATTCCTTTTGATCCTGAAGGTACATGGAAAGTAACTACTGAAGGTGACTGTGAAGGGCGCAGTACTAAGCAGCTAGGTACATATGAAGGGCATATCTTAGATGTAGTGCGCCAATTGGCAGGACAAGCTTACTACCAGTTAACGTTCGAACGTGTACAAGCTCAGAGAGCTACAAAGCTTACTAAAGGATCAAAACGATGTGTACAGTTCCATGTTACAGCAGGAGATAGAGAAACACGAGAGAAGTTACCTTCAGGAGATAGCAACGCACAGTTCAGAGCATTAGCGCAACATCTGAGAGATGGGGAGTCACTTAAAGAAGGTAATTACTATAACGCAGTAGAATTAACTTGGGAGGTAAAATAATATGAATAAAACAACAGACTTCATGCTTAAATGGTTCTTACCAATTTGTATAATCATTATCGGGTTATCAGGTGCAGGGCAGATAGTATACGGTTCCGTAACCGTTGGGTTAATTCAAGTATTCACAGGGTTCTATGTTGCAACTATGATTACACCTATGAAAATGGAACGAATGGTTAAGCGTTATGCTATTTGGTTAGGGGTACTAACTGTAGGTATGATTGTTTGTCTTATAACTCTACTATTCTTAGGGAACTACTTTGGAGCGCTCAGTACCGCATTAGTTACTATTGCAGGAGCCTTCAATATCTACGTTCTACATTTCAAACATGGTAAGGAGGAACATAAAAATGTTAGATAAATTCGGAGGTATTTTTCAAATTACTGCTACTTTTCTTTTAGGATGCACAATCACATTTAATTTATGTGTAGGAGCACCTGTACTTGGATGGGTATACATTGTCTTTGTAGTCAGTTTCATTTGGATGCTAGTAGGTAATCCAACGTTCACAGAGAGGTTCCCATACTTTAAAAACTTATTGAAACGTAAGGGGGAATAAACTTGGGGAGATGGAAAGATAGAGTTTGGTTCCATAAGTCTAAGGAGACGACAGGTATTCGTTGCTGGTTACACTGGGGAGAAGCAGTATGGCACTACGAAGGATATACCTTTAAGAACGCAAACAAGTTAGGTATTAGTATGGACGTAGGTGGCGATGAAAATGATATCTCCCTCGGTGTCGGTATTAAAGGACTATTCACAATGTACTTTGGTGTTGACGGATTACTACCTCGTAAGTGGAAGTACAAACATCTACCTGATACTCGTAACTACGGTATTAGTGCGTTTGATGACTACATAAGCATCGAGTTCCACCGAGACGACTACGGTTATGGTAAAGGGTGGAGAGGGTTCCACAAGATGATTAACTGGAAAGACATCCTCTTTGGTAAAGCTAAGTACACAGAAGAAGAAATACATACAATGCGAGGGTACGTTAGAATGCCTGAAGGTGACTATGCGGCCACGATCCGAGCTTACAACGCCACATGGACTCGTAAACGCTTTGTAGACCCTATGACCATCACTCGTTACGAGATTACACCTGATACACCTATCCCTGAACCAGGTAAAGGGGAGAACGGTTGGGATCAAGAGGACGATGCTACATTCTGTACGACTATCAGAGCAGATAGTGTATCCGATGCACTATTCCGTATGGCACAAAGTATTATGCGTACACGGGAAAACAGAGAAGGTAAGAACTGGGTACCTGACGCAGGATTCTCGGACAAGCTAAACCAACCATTGTAAAAAGGAGAGAATGCTATAACAGGCATTCTCTTTTCGTTAGAGAGGGGATACATAATGAAACGATTTTATGAACAAGATATAAAAGACCTTATCCTAGAGAAGCAACATCTATTCGTGTCGAATACAGACTCATCTACAGTTGTATTCGAGAAAGGGATTGTAATTGGTTCTACGATTGCAGACTGTTTGATATTCTCACGAGAGAAAGGTATAATCGGTATAGAGATTAAAACAGAGAGGGATTCAACACGTAGGTTAAATAGTCAGTTAAAGAACTATAGTCTTGTATGTGATTGGGTTTATGTTATGTGCCATGATAACCATGTAGAGAAGGTGGAAGATATTCTAACTAAAAATGGTTATCATCATGTAGGTATCCTAGCATATACTGAGTTTAGAGGGGTAGCAATTCTAGGTGAGTATAGAACTCCTAAGCGATCCCCATACAAGAAAGTAAGTGTAGCGTACCAGATGCTATGGAAAGAAGAGATTAACAATATCCTCGGGAGCTTTAAAAGACAGGTGAAGACGTTAGAAGAGTTTGGAATGAAAGTGGATACAGCCGAGAGTAGGTCAGGAGGATTGAACGGTCTCTATGTACAGTCAAATGCTTCTAAGAAGTATCTAAAGAAGTCTGATATGATTAACATGATTATAGGAAGACTTGGTGAGACACAAGCAAATACATTGCTCTGTAACATCTTTATATCAGGTAAAATGCACCCCGATAAACAATTGTCCTTCCACCACTTCAAAAGAAAAGATATATGATACAATAGAGAGGAGAATAAACGTAAAGGGGAATTGTTATGGCAAAGAAAATTGAAGCGGTAGAACGAGTAGGTACAGTAGGGGTAAATAGTCACGGGTCACGGATGGTAGTAGTATGGTACGAGAACAGTAAGAAAGTTATCGTACAGTTTGAGCAAGGTAACGTTGTACAAACTAGTTGGCAGCTGTTCATCAAAGGATCAGTAAAGAATCCGTACGACAAAACACTTCTTGGTGTAGGATACATGGGGTTAGGCCGCTATAGCTCTAAGACGGAGGATGGAGAAGATAACCCCATCTATTACACTTGGCTTCGTATGATGAGACGTTGTTACGATGAGAATACACACAAAAGACAACCTGCGTATATTAACTGTATAGTTGATCCTGATTGGCACAACTTCCAAAACTTTGCAAAGTGGTACGAGGAAAACTATTATGAGGTTGACGGAGAGACTATGTGCCTTGACAAAGATATACGTATTAAAGGTAATAAAGTATACTCACCTGATACATGTATCTTTGCTCCGACTCTCATTAATAACCTGTTTATAACAAACGATAGTAGAAGAGGGGAGCTACCTGTAGGAGTCGTATACGATAAGAAACACGACAAATACATAGCGCAATATAGAACTCCTCAAGGTAAACATTGGATAGGAAGATTCAAAACGGCAGAAGAAGCTTTCCTTGCTTATAAAGAGTTTAAGGAAGTTTATATAAAGAAGGTTGCAGAGGAATATAAGGGTAAAA